AAGTAAATCTGAATCGTTCAAAGCTCAATTAAGAAAAAGAAGTAAAGATAGTATTGCTAGACCTAAAGCAAAAACTAATCTATTTTCTAAAGACCCTCGTATGCAGGGAATTTAGGGCTTGACAAATTAAAAAAAATTTGTTATTATAATAATAGTGATGTATAAATAATTATACACCACACTAGAGAGGTCAGTCCTCCACAATATACTGACCTCTCACTTAAACATTGAAGGAGAATATATTATGGATTTAAAAATAAAACCACACACATTTAAATTTAGAACTGGCGACACAGATGAAAAAGGCGGTTGTACTTTTATTGGTGGCTCGTGGGTTGACAAAACAACAGACGAATTATTTAAAGGCAAGAGAATTGTCTTATTCAGTTTACCTGGTGCATTTACACCGACATGTTCAGGTCAACAATTACCTACATACGATACAATGTATTCAGACATGACTAAAGAGCATGTTGATGATGTATATTGTATATCAGTTAATGACGCCTTTGTTATGAACGCATGGGCAAGAGATTTACAAATAAAAAATGTTAAGATGATACCAGACGGTTGTGGTACTTTTACTAGAAACTTAGGAATGTTAGTTAACAAACCAGCACAAGGTTTTGGTTTAAGATCATGGAGATACTCTGCTGTTATCAATGATGGTGCTGTAGAAATGAGATTTATAGAACCAGGGTTTAATCAACATAGTAATGATGATGATCCTTATACGGTGTCATCACCAGAACATATGTTAAAATATTTACAATCATCTATTGACTCAAACGCAATATAGTGATATAATTATATTATGAAATACAATGAAGATAAAATCCTTAAAGAGATTGACGAGTATATAAAATCTACTTACGGCCAACATTACTCAAAAGGTAAAGATGGCTTTCAAGTTTTAGATTTACTAAAAACTCTTAACATTGGAAAAGATTTTTGCCATGCAAATGCAATTAAATATTTGTGTAGATATGGTAAGAAGAACGGCCATAATCGTGCTGACTTGCTAAAAGCAGTACATTATGTTATACTATTATTAAATTATGACAAGGAGAAGAAATGAAAATAAGTGAAGCGACAGTTAGTGTATTGAGAAATTTCTCTGACATTAACAACAATATATTATTCAAACAAGGCAAGTCTATTGCTACTATGTCCACTATGAAAAACATAATGGCAAAAGCAGATGTTGCTGAAGAGTTTGAATCAGAGTTTGGTGTTTATGACTTACCAGAGTTTTTAAGAGCACTAGATTCTTTTGCAAAACCTGTATTAAATTTTAACGGTTCTGCTAATCTGCAAATCAAAGATGAGAGTTCCTCTCTAACAACAAGATATGCTTTTGCTGATAAATCTACTTTAGTTGTTCCGACTAAAGAAATACAAATGCCTGACAAGACGGTCACATTTAACTTGAAAAATAGTGACTATGATTCTGTCAAAAAACTATATACAAATTTAAGTCTACCTGATATTGCATTTAAAGGTGAGAATGGCAAGATTAAATTAGTTGCATTAGATAAAAAAAATAGTAATTCAAATGTATCATCTATTGAAGTTGGTACTACTGATATTGAGTTTACTGCTTACATCAAGGCAGAGAATATGAAAATTATTCCTGGCGAATATGATGTTGCATTATCTAAGGCAAAGATTGCTCATTTTATAAACAAAAAAGTTCCTGTGCAATATTGGATTGCATTAGAAGCTGATTCAACATTTTAGAGGTGTTGAATGTCAGACTTTTTATGGGTTGAAAAATACCGTCCTAAAAAAATATCAGATTGTATTTTAAGTGAAGACTTAAAATCTACCTTTTTAAAATTTTTAGATAGTAAAGAACTACCTAATCTTCTCCTCTCTGGCACAGCAGGTACGGGCAAAACAACAGTTGCTCGTGCCTTATGTGAACAATTAGGTGTTGATTATATCATCATCAATGGTTCAGATGAAGGTAGGCACATTGATACTTTAAGAACTACAATCAAAAATTTTGCGTCTAGTGTTTCTTTAGATGGCAATTCTAATCATAAAGTTGTAATTATTGACGAGGCAGATTATATGAATCCTGACTCTGTTCAACCTGCATTAAGAAACTTTATTGAAACATTTTACAAAAATTGTAGATTTATATTTACTTGTAATTTTAAGAATAAGATCATACCTGCTTTACATAGTCGTTGTACTTGTATTGATTTTCGTATTACAAATGGTCAAAAGATTAAAACTGCTACTGCTTTTATGGGTAGATTATCAGATGTTCTTAAAAAAGAACACATAGAATTTGATAAAAAGGTACTTGCTGAACTAATACAAAGGCACTATCCAGACTTTAGAAGAACTATCAACGAACTAAAAAGATATTCTGTAAGAGGTAAGATAGATAGTGGCATACTTGTTTCTTTATCAGAGATCAATAATAAAGAACTAGTCAAGTTATTAAAAGAAAAAAGATTTAGTGATATGCGTAAATGGGTTATTCAAAACCTAGATAAAGATCCTTCATCTTTATTTTCAGGTATCTATGACATCTTATATAAAAATTTACAACCTCAATCAGTTCCTGCAGCCGTGTTAACAATTGCAGATTACCAATATAAATCAGCCTTTGTGGCTGACCATGAGATAAATATGGTTGCGTGCCTGACACAAATCATGGCAGAATGTAAATTTAAGTAGAGGAGATAATAGATATGGCGAAAAGAACTTTGTGGCTAAGACTTATAGTTAAAGCACGAATGTTTTGGGCTGATATTAGAGGTCATCACGGTAAAGTTTGGGATTATGAACCAGGCGATTACTACATGGGTTCTCATAAAGGTCACAAAAAACATGAAAAGCACTAATAATGATTGAATATAAATTATCTGATTATCTAAATGCAATAAACTTTACTAAGGTTAATTTACTTGATGGTACAGACTTAACTTGGGAAAAGAAGTTCCCACCTTACATTATTAATCGTTGTTTATCTCAACATGTTGACTCTATAATGATGGCAAATGAGATGAATATTCATCACGGCCTCAATAAGCGTCTTCAGTTTCATTTTCTACTAAATAGTATTCGTAAGAGAAAACGATTTGGTGGTAAGTGGACAACTACTGCTAAGTCAAAAAATTTAGAGTATGTAAAAGAATATTATGGTTATAGTAATGCAAAAGCAAAAGTAGCCCTTGACATACTAGATAAAAAACAATTGAATCTTATCAAAGAAAAACTTGATAAGGGTGGGAGAAAAAGATGAGTGAAGAAAGTTTCAATTGGTCACCAGATAAGATGTTAGAGGTTACTCTTAATCAACCTGATGACTTTTTAAAAATTAGGGAAACCTTATCCCGAATAGGTGTTGCAAGTCGTAAAGATAAAACTTTATTTCAAAGTTGTCACATACTTCATAAACAAGGTAAATATTACATAGTACATTTTAAAGAATTATTTGCTTTAGATGGCAAGAAAGCCACTCTAATAGAAAATGATGTGCAAAGAAGAAACACAATTGCTATATTATTGCAAGACTGGAACTTACTAACAATAGTAAAACCTGAAGACGCAACAAACAAAGCGCCTTTATCACAAATAAAAATCATAGCTTTTAAAGAAAAAAAAGAGTGGAATTTACAAGCGAAATATAACATTGGTAAGAAAGTAGTTAACGAAGAAACAAAATCTGAATAATTGAAAGGATATATTATGATTAGATTATACAGACTCTCAACAGGAGAAGATGTGATTGGTACGCCTATTGATGAGGGCGATCCATTAAATGAAGGTGAAGAAGTTGTCAACCATATAGAGTATGAATATATTAAAAAAGCATTTGTATTGATCCCAATGCAAGGCCAACCAGGTGCACCTATGTCAATAGGTTTTCACCCATACATACCATATACAAAGGATGAAGTTATAAAAATTAAACACGCAAATATAATTTGTGAAACTAATCCAGATCAAAATTTAATAGACGCTTATGATAAGAACACAAGCAGTTTAGTAAAACCTAAAACAAAACTTATAGTGTAATGAAAAATATTAAAGTACATTTTAAGACTCGAAATGGTCAAACAGAGACCGTAGAAGCACCTGAATTTAATACATTGATGGAGGCGTCTAGGTACTATTCACAGAATGGTTACATAGATAGTATAGACGCTGATTGTGGTGGTGCTTGTTCGTGTGCTACCTGTCATGTTTGGGTTGATGAAAAATGGATTGATAAGGTAGGTAAACCAGATGAAACAAGTGCTGAACAAGATTTATTAGATTACGATCCTTTAGCAAAACCAAATAGCAGATTAAGTTGTCAGATAACATTAGAAGAAAAATTAGATGGATTAATAGTCCATATACCAAAACAGACTTGATTTTTTTAAGTCTTTGTGATATAATACATTATGAATTTAGCAAGTGATTTTTATACAAATGTTTTAGAATATAAAGGCAAACTTCTTATCAGAGGTGTTGCTAATGGTCAATCATATTTAAGCAGAATAAATTTTGAACCTACACTATTTGTACCTACAAAAGAAAAAACAAAACATCAGACACTAGACGGCAAGTTTGTTGCACCTAAAAGATTTGCTAGTATATCAAAAGCAAAACATTTTATAGATCAGTATAAAAGCATACCTGAATATAAAATCTATGGTATGAATCGTTATCAGTATCAATATATCGCAAGTAATTATAAAGATGAAGTGCGATGGAATAAAGACTATATTAAAATCTTTACATTAGATATTGAAACAACCTGTGATCAAGGATTTCCTGATATAGATAATCCAAAAGAAACAATCATTTGTATTACTGTAAAAAATCATAGCAACAAGCAGATATTAACTTGGGGTACTGGCGATTTTATTTCTAAAAAAGCAAACTCAACTTATGTAAAATGTCAAAACGAAAAACATTTACTATTAGAGTTTATGAAGTTTTGGTGTAAAAATCATCCTGATATTGTGACAGGTTGGAATGTTAAATTCTTTGACATACCTTATCTTATGAATAGAATGAGAATAATATTTGATAATGACACAATCAATAAGATGTCACCATGGAATCATGTCAATGCTGAACGTGTACAACTAGG